CTACTACTTTAGTAGCATTTCTGCCGTGTTCACGGTTTTAAGCCGCGAGGACATCGGTGTGAGCAAGCATTGGCTGTTGAACGCGGGGCTTGGAAGAGGTCACGTGGTACACAACGAAAAGGCTGTAATTAAGGCTTCTACGCTGATTTCATGCCCTCGACGGGCAGATAATAGTGACGGCGATTAAAGCGGCTTAGAAGGCCGTTAAAAGGGTATTTGGGGGCCGTTGTAACACACCGGCACACTCAACCATCTGGAGGGGGCTTTACGGCTCCCTTTTTTCATAGCCGAAAATAGCGATTTTTGGGGTTAGGCGGACAGTAAGACGGACAATTTAGGCGGACAACTTTAAGAGTTTAGGCGGACAAATTACCCTAAAAATAGGGGGTGATAGGTAGGGGGGTATCGGTGAAATATTTGTTAAAAAGCGGCTTTTTGGGTGCGATAGCCCCCCCCATAAATACCATCATTTTTCACTATATACCTTATATATATGCCCTGTTTATCGGGGTTTAACGCAATTTTAACACCGTTCAGGGGGTGGGTAAGGGTGCATCTGAGCGGCCAGAGGGTTGCCCGCAGGGGTACGCTTCAGAAAGCTAAACAAGATATTCCTTCCCATTTTTAATGATACGTACTAACCGGCATTTGCAATGCCAGAACTCTTGACATCCCCAACATCGACCCCCCTATTTCTTTCAAGTTCTTCAATTTTAGCCTTGAGCCTGCCAATTTCTTCGGCTTGCTCACTGAATCGCAAATCTTTATCTCGCATTATCTCTAAAAACATTTGGCATACACCATCCGATGTCAGTGGGAAGTCTGGCAATGGTGCTACAACAATACCTGGTTTTGAGCGTCCTTTTATTGGCCCTACTTTTAACATAGTACCCTGACCTGTCAAAATCCACTCCGCAGAGAAGCTGTATTGATCGCACAAATCAGCAATAGCATCTACCCCCGCGTTCATTCGATTATTCAGAATTTCTGAAAACTTTGCGGGCTTGATGCCAAGGCTCTCTGCAACCTTTGTTTTTGTGAGGCCTTTATCCTTTAATAGGCTCTCAATAGCGGCTATAAAACGCCTGTTAATATCTGCTTTATCCATCATTCTATCTAAAAATTACAGAAAATCTGAAAATAATTCCAGAAAAATTTGGTGGTGTTACAGAAATTCTGTATCTTTGCAGCGTCGTTACAGATAACTGCGGCGGCAAAGGTACGAAAAAAGTGCCAAAATACAGCGAAAATACAGAAGTTTAAGAACGGCGCGGCAAAGATACGAAAAAGACGCGAGAAATGAGAATATTTATAGTTAAAAATAAAGATTATGTTGAAAAAAGAATTTGAAGAAAGAACGAAGCTCAGCGTTTCTGAGGCAGAGTTCAACGGAATTAACGCCCTCTACATGGCATGTGGTGATGACATCGATAAGGATGAGTTCTGTAAGTTGTACATGACCTTCGACGGTCGCCTGGATCTGATGCACAAGATTGAACGTGAGCACCAGCGTGTAAAGGATGCTCTTTACGAAAAAGAGTTGCTTCATAAGGAGGCGATGGAGATTATCAGTGACGCTGCTGATGCAGTGCTGGAGATTCAGAAAGGTCTGCTTGATTATGAAGAGGAAAGTCCCTGTCGTTGTTCAAGAGCTGTTGAGCAGCTTGACATTAAGGCATTTTGGCTCATTGGCAGAGGCGAGACCATCAAGCGTAAGGCGAAAATGGGAATCGAATTTAATAAGGAGGATTTAGAGTATATTAGCAACAATTTGAAATAACCCCTAAACACTTATAGTTATGGAAATGAGCAACAGAAGAATCGAAGTGAGCACGGAAGTCCGCAACAAGATTATCAAGACTTTCGGTGTGACAGGTAAAACAGTGAGCAATGCTCTAAACTACACGGGCGAGCGCGGTCAGACTGATCTGGCCAAGCGCATCCGTATCATGGCACTGGAGAATGGCGGTCGCCACATGGCGAGCTGGCCTGAGTGCGAGACCATCCACGACGCTAACGGCATGATGCGCCAGATATTCGATAACGGGGCCACCATCGAGGTGGATAAGCAGACTGGCGACGCTCAATGGTTCGACCCCAAGGGCGTGAAGCGAGGTGAAAAGAAGAATATCACCATCCCCCAACTGTATGTTATGCAGGAATTGGCAGCATCATTCTAACCATTAAAGAACGGAGGCAGATATGGAGTACTACGGCAATGCGCTTTGCGTGAGTTACGACGATTTGGTTGGTGGCGGCATCATGACCGCCAGCAACTTGCAGAAGATGGCTCAGCGTGGAAAGCTGACAGTTGTTCGTCAGGGTAAAGGGCTTGGCAACTGTGCCCTGGTTGCCGTTGACTCCCTGCCTGAGAAGTATAAGGCTGAGGTTAAGAAGCTCTATCCAGAGGGCAACCGCACACGCCTTATCGCGTGGGTACAAAAGAACTACGAGCGCGACACAGCGGCCTATTCGTTCTTTTTCAACAGCAAAGAGAACACCGGCGTTGAGCTGCCTCAGGAAAAGGTGCTGGAGTACACCATCAACGCAAGCGTTCTGAATTGCTGCATCCGTCTGTATGACCGTGCAGCCATGTGGCAGAAGATGTTCGGGAACCGCTACAACTGGGATGAAATGACCGCCGTCATCGACACCCTGCGCGACCTGTACCACCACACCCTTCCAGCATCAACGATGCGCTTCCGTAAGAAGGTGGCTGAGTATAAACGTGATGGTTACATCTGCCTGGTTAGCGGCAAATTCGGCAACCAGTCGGCCCGTAAGGTTGACTTCAAGATCGAGCGTTTGCTGCTGAGCATCGCCATTCAGCCCAATAAGCCCTTCAATACTGACGTGCAAGAGCAATACATGATGTTCGTCACTGGTGAATATGACGTTTGGGATCCTGAGACCGGCGAAATGTTCAACCCCGACGATTTCACGGATAAGAACGGTGAGCCTCTGGTTCTGAGCAAGGCCACTGTTGCCAACTATCTGAACATGCCTAAGAACCGTGTACTGATAGACAACGCCCAAATGAGCTTCACCACCTTTATGCACGAGGTGATGCCCCACGTTCACCGTCACGCCCCGGAGTTCAGCTTCAGCAAGATCTCGTTCGATGACCGCGACCTGCCTCGCAAGCTGAAGGACACCAAACAGAGGCCCAAAGCCTACTACGCTTACGACGTTACGAGCCAGTGTGTTGTCGGCTATGCTTACAACCGTAATAAGAACACCGACCTTGTGGTGGACTGCTTCCGCTCACTGTTTATGCTGATAGAGCGCGAGGGTTGGGGCTGCCCCGCACAGGTGGAGGTCGAGAACCACCTTATGAGCCAGTGGCGCGACTCATTCCTGAAGGCTGGTGTGATGTTCCCGTTCGTTCGCTTCTGCGCCCCTCAGAACTCACAGGAGAAATACGCTGAGCAGATGAACGGTGCTAAGAAAAAGAGCGTGGAGCACAGGAACCACTTAGGCATTGGCCGCTTCTACGCTAAAGACCGCCACTACAGAACTGAGTCAAAGAAGGTGTTTGACGAACTGAATGACACCTACGAAGACCAGGAATACTACACATGGGAGCAGCTTATTGCCGAAGACCTGAAGGATATCGAGCAATTCAACCAGACGCTGCACCCCAACCAGAAGAAATACAAGGGCATGACCCGCTGGCAGGTGCTGGTGGAGAATATGAACCCGACACTCCGTCCCCTCGATCGTGCTATCTGCGCCCGCTATGTTGGTGAGCACGTGAGCACATCGATACGCCGTAACTCTTACTGCCGTGTTCAGGGTAAGGACTGGTGGTTGAGCGAGGTGGAGGTTATCGAGAAGCTGGCTCCAAACGACTTCAAGGTGGAGGCTTACTACCTGACAAACGAGCAGGGCGAGGCCACCGACGTTTGGATCTACCAGAACGATATGATGGTGGATAAGCTGCAAGATGTCGGCACGTTTAATACGGCAGACGCTGAGCAGACCGACGAAGACCGTGCCATCTTCACGGAGCAGCAAAAGAAGATAGCCCATTTCGGCAAATACGTGCGCGACAACGCGATATCGCGAGTGGGTATTATGAGTAAGGCCCCGGAGGCTATCGAGGCCGACATAGACGAAACAACGGGCTTTGCGGCAGAGTCCGAAGACATACAGCCGGAAACCGTGTCCGAAGCCTACCAGTTCAAGGATGAGGCAGACGCTTTGGCAGACCTGTAAGAACGATATTTCAATAACATTTAAATATAGTTACAATGGAGATTACAAAAGACATCAAAAAACGGATTTTGGCTGCAATGAAGGCCAACCGTGTGAACTATCCGAGCGACTCGAAGCATGCCGCAAGTCTTGGCATCAGCTCGGCTGTGTACTCACAACTGAATCAGGGCCAGACGGAGCGTGTTCTTAGCGAGGCCAACTGGATAAGCATGGCCCGTAGGCTTGGTGTAGAGCTTCGCCCCGGTATGGAGTGGAAGGCTGCTAAGACGGCCACGTTCAAGTACATCTGGGCACAGTTGACCGCCTGTCAGGGCAGCAGCTTGAGTGCCATCATGTGCGACATGCCGAATATCGGTAAGACTTTCACGGCCCGCGAGTATGTGAAGCAACACAGGAACGCTATCTATGTGGACTGCTCACAGGTGAAGACCAAACGTGCTCTGGTGCGCAAGATCGCGAAGGAGTTTGGCGTAAGTGCCAACGGAACCTTTGGCGATATCTATGAAGATCTGGTGTTCTATATCCGCACAGTCGAGAACCCGCTTATCGTACTCGATGAAGCCGGTGATTTGGCATACGAGGCATTCTTGGAGCTGAAAGCCCTGTGGAACGCAACGGAACGCTGCTGTGCCTGGTATATGATGGGAGCCGACGGCCTGAGGGCCAAAATAGACCGTTCCGTTGATGCTAAGAAGGTGGGCTATGCTGAAATGCTGAGCCGTTACGGTGACCGCTTCTGCAAGGTGACTCCAGATGATGCTAAAGAGCGTCAGGCGTTCCTCATAGAGCAAGCGCGTGTGGTTGCCGAGGCTAATGCCCGCGAAGGCGTGGACGCTGGAGAACTGGCACGTAAGACTGGCGGTGCTCTGCGTCGCGTATATACTGAGATTGAAAAGGCTAAGGCAGTATGAGTAAGTACGCAAGAGATAGGAAACGGCTACTTCGCATACTGAAAAAGAAGGGGTTTCCGAGTTCCCGAAAGAGGGTGAGGTACTGGATGAAAATAGTAAAAAGACCTCCAATCTGGCAGAATGAGCAAGAAGTCACTATTATTAACGCCTTCTACAGAAGAAAGGATGTACCACGCCACTGGTTTTGGTTCTTCAACCGCAGACCAATAGAAATACCTCAAGAATATTGCAGACCCTATTTATTATGAATGAAGCGAAGATATACCCAAAGGGAACGGTGTTCCAGTTGCTGCTGAACGGTCGCGATGCCTCATCGGTCATCAACGAGTGGTGGGAGGCCAGCACTCAGGCCGATGTTCGCGTCCGCAAGGCCAAGACTAAAGGCTGTATGGTACTGGAGACCGAAGACATGATATATGCGAGCCACATTATCAAGCTGTGGCCCGGAACTAAGGTAAACATTAAAGAACCGAAGAAATAATGGCAAAGCGAGCATACACACCAAGAGACATTGAGGCAAAGAAGTACGAGTGCTTCGATTGGGACGGCGAATGGCTGTCAGCCTTTGGCAATCCCGCAATCAACTCTAAATGGGTGGTGCTCGGCCCGTCGGCCAGTGGCAAGAGCTCGTTTGTGATGCAGCTATCGAAGAAACTGTGTGAGTATGGCCCCGTGCTCTATCTGCCTTTCGAGGAAGGTGTTGGCATGGAGTTCCAGCGTCGCCTGAAGCTCATGAAGATGGGCGAGGTGCAGGGCAAGTTCACTGTTGCCCCCGATGACACACTGGAGGAACTGGAAGAGCGTCTGAGCCGTCCTAAGTCGCCTCGTTTCGTCATCGTTGACTCCTTTCAGGTTTCGGAGTGGAGCTATGAGCAGGCAATGGAACTGGTGAAGCGTTTTCCAAACAAGGGCTTCGTGTTCATCAGCCAGGAGTACAAAGGCCAACCAATGGGCAAGGCAGCCATCAGGCTTCGTTATATCGCCGACATGAAGGTGCGCGTGGCCGGATATAAAGCCTACTGTCAGGGCCGTAGTGCCGGTGAGCCGGGTAACTATTACGTGGTGTGGGAAGAGGGCGTATTAATGACATCAAACAATTTATAGTTATGAGTAAGATTAAAGAAACGATTGAGCTAAAGCCAGATCACGGATGCACAAGAGGCGCACGTGATGAACGGCTTGTATCGAGCGGGCATGAATGCCCTGAGTGTCACGGTAACGGCTTTCATTGGGCCGAGGATCCAGACCCATGCAGTCATGGGAGTATCAAGGAACCATGCAGCGTCTGTAACGGCACTGGCAAGGTGGATGCGGTTGTAACAGTTCATTGGCAGGCATCAGAAGGAAGGAGCAAGGTATGAAGTACAAAATTCAGAAAACAGAACATGCTAAGATGACACAGGGACTTTTGAGACTGTGCATGATGCTCCCCAGTTATTTCTTTTCACCTTATGAGCATAGGGATAGCTGTAGGAACCTGCTTGGCACAATATACAGCGAGGCCTTAAATACTACTTTCCTGCGGAGGAACACTTGGGAGCCATTGTCAAGTGCATATAACATTCAAAAGACCGATGACAGGATTTTCATAGAGAGTATTCACGGGAAGCCATATTTGGAGTTTAATATTGTAGAGGTATGGTAGATTGTAGAGATTATGAAAAAGGCCGTTGCCTCGGTAACTGTGATGGCATGGGACATTTCCAATGTGATGAATGCAAGTGGCGAAAACCAAAGAATAGAAGATAGTATGAAGAAGAAAATATATATCAGTGGAAAGATTGGCGAGGAAGAGGTTCTGAGTGAGGAAACCCGCCAGAAGTTTGCTCAGGCAGAGGCCAAAATGAGAATGTTGGGCTACGACGTTTTCAATCCCACCACAAGCGGATTAGGTGAAGAGGCCATGCGCAGGGCAAAGGCTAACGGCACGACGTTCTATAAGGAAATCTTGCTACTCGATTTGGAGCAGGAGAAACTGTGTGACGCTATCATCCTCCTTCCTGACTATACCCAATCACCGGGCGCACGTGTGGAGTTTGATTACGCACAGGCAATAGGACTTGAAATCAAGTTCTCAGACAGAAGCCATGCATGGTGTTATCTGAGTTGGAAGTATAGTGAAATGACCAACTACGTGAACACCACTAAGGCGAGAATGGAATATATCGACGCGAACATCAACAAGGTCTGGATCCCATAATAAAGAAATACGACTATGGCACAGGAAGTAACGAATTTCGCACGGTTCTACGCAACGTTTAACAAGATACCGTACAGTGGTGACCGTGAAGACTTGAAAAAGGAAATGGTGGAAAAAGTGACCTTTGGCAGAACTAACAGCCTGCGTGAGGTGACAAAGCGCGAGTACCAGGATCTGTGCGAAGGGCTCGAAAAGATATACCCTGCCAACCGTATCAATGAGGCAGCCCGTGAGGAACTGAGACGGCAGCGCAGCATTTGCCTGAAGCTGATGCAGAAGCTGGGCATTGACACCACCGACTGGAACCGCGTTAACGCTTTCTGCCAAGACGGACGTATCGCTGGTAAGCAGTTTCGCGATATCACCACTGAGGAACTGGAGCAGCTTGCCAAGAAACTGCGCAGCATAGAGCGCAAGGGTGGCATCAGAGAATTAGAGGAACCGGGGCCAAAGGCTATCGTCGTTCCCTTCAAATAACAATATTAACTAAAAAACAAAATGAGTTATGGAACAAGAGTCAAACAGAGTAAATGAGGATGAGCTTCGTGAGGAACTGATGCAAGATCAATACGAAAGAATGCTCTCTGAGTATGCAGTCTAACAATTTAAAAAAGTACAGTTATGGCACAGGAGAATTACAACAATGGGCTGGCAACAGCCGGACTTGAAGGCAAGTCAATCGTGAGGTGTGACAACCAGAAATGTGAGACGTGTATTAACCAGAATGACGATTGCGCGAAGCTGATATGCAGCGGTGGCCACGTCTGCGTCTGGGGATAAGAAACAATATTTAATAACCCTATAAATAAATTTTAAGATTATGGCATCAAGACAAAAGAAAACAGTGATTAGCGGTGTAACACGTGAGGCCGCTGATGTAGCATTCGCAACCTTCGCAAAGGCCGATGCAAGTATTAACAAGATCAATGCTGACATTGAGTTACAATGTGCTAAGATCCGTGAGAAGCATCAAGCAGAATTGACACGCTTAGTGGCTGAGAGAGATTCCGCTTTCGATATGCTTCAAAGCTTCGCCACCGAGAACCAGTCAGAGCTATTCTCGAAGAAAAAGAGCCTCGACATGGCGCATGGCACTATCGGTTTCCGCACTGGCACTCCGAAGCTGAAGACCCTGAAGGGATTCACCTGGGCTTCTGCTCTGGAACTGGTTAAGGCATTCCTGCCCTCATCCTATATCCGTCAGACAGAGGAAATCGCAAAG